AAGAAGACTGTGATCGCTAACTCGGACGACCTGCTGAGCGAGCTTGAGGGTCTGTAACCAATACCTGTTGCTGGTGCAGTTCACCAGTGAGTAACCTAGGAGAGTGAGATGAAATTGAAATTATACCTGTCGCCGGAAGGCGCAGAATCCATTGCCCTTGGCAGGCCTCTTTACAGCTGGTACTACATCGTGCGGGAAGAGGACTCGGAGGCGCCGACCAATTCCTTGTTCCTGACTGAGGTAGAGTTCGACCTGCCTCCACCCGCCAAGTGCATCCAGCCAGTCTTGGAAAAGCTCAAAACTCGCGAGGCCGAGATTCAGGCGGAGGCGTATAAGGAAGTCCGCGAAATCGAGCAACGCCGCGCGAACCTGCTGTCCCTTACCTACACAAGCTAATCGTGGCGAAGGTAATAATCACAGGCTGCGGCCTGTCCATCACCGCAGACTACCAATTTTGGGGCGACCTGTGGGAGGAGGGAGACTGTTGGGTCTTCAACGCTTGTGGAAGCGAGGAGGGTCTCGAGACTCCCCTTGCCCCTAGGCAAAGAATCCTCCACTGTTTCACGGACAGCTACTTCCAACGCCGCAACGTCTTTGTCATTGCCAAGCCCCTCGCCATGCTCAACAAGCCTGCGCGAGATTACATATCCAAGGAAATCGTATGACCCGCCCACCTTTCCCAAACGTCCTTGACGCGTCCCTCATGGCCACGTTCAAGTCCTGCCCTCGCAAGGCCCAGCTCGAGTACCTGGAGCACTGGAAACCGGGCGAGCAGTCCGTCCATCTTCACGCAGGCAAGGCCTACGCCTCCGGCATCGAAGCCGGGCGAATCGCTTACTACGTCGACGGCAAGTCGGAGCAAGACTCAGTCGCCATTGCCCTGCAGACCTTGCTTCAGGAATACGGCGACTTCCAATGCCCGCCGGAATCCGCCAAGTCCGCCGAGCGTACAGCCGGGGCGCTGGAGTTCTACTTCTCCCACTACCGCCTCGGGGAGGACAAGGCTATCCCCATGACCCTCCCTGGAGGCAAGCGCGGGATCGAGTTCAACTTCCTCGAGCCCCTTGATATCAAGCACCCAGAGACGGGGGACCCGATCTTGTACAGTGGCCGCATGGATATGATGTGTAACTATGAAGGGATGGCACTCGGTGAAGACGACAAAACTACTAGCCAACTTGGAGCAAGCTGGCCTCGTCAATGGGATCTACGTAGCCAATTCACTGGTTATGTCTGGGGTGCCGGAAGAGCTGGCATTAAGCTTGATGGATTCCTTGTCCGAGGAGTCTCCATTCTCAAAACCAAGTACGACACCCTCCAGGCCATCACCTATCGTCCCGCCTGGCTCGTCGAGCGCTGGTATGAGCAGCTCCTCCGAGACGCCAAGCGACTGATCGAGTCCTGGGAAAGCGGCTACTTCGACTACAACCTCGACCACGCTTGCGCGGAGTATGGCGGCTGCCCCTTCACTTCCGTGTGCCAGATGCGCGACCCTGCCCCCCTGCTCCGCTCCCGTTTCCAGCGCCGTGTTTGGGACCCTGTCTCGCGGACGGAGACTGTCCTAGGAGACATTGAATGAATCGCTGGTCATCTAAATTCTTCGTCCCTGACCTTTCGGAGTCCCCATGCCCAACGGCTACATCATCGCAGAAGACCAGTACCTCGGCGAGTTTCGCTACGCTTCCCAGGCTGCCGATTCCTGGGGCTGGATGTCCCGAGCGTACTTCTGCAAGCACTGCGGAGAAATCTGGGCGCGTCGTATTGTCCTTACCTCGAAAGGGGAACCACAGTACTTCCGAGCAATCGACGTCGCCTGTCGGAAGCATCCGGACCCTTGGGCAATCCCTGGGTCTCTCCTCGCCGACGAACTGATCTACAACCTCGACACACTCAGCCCGGAAGCAATCGCTCGGGAACTGGATGTACATTTAGCTTACTATGAAAGAATGATATGAACGCTCCCCTCACCCCTGACACGCTAGTCACGAAAGACCAGCAATCCTTGTTCGGCCCCAAGATCTGTCTCATGGGTCTCGGCGGCACAGGTAAGACCTACGCGCTCGGAACCTTGTGCGACTGGGCGGACAAGAACAACTTCGAAGTCGCGGTCCTGTTCACGGAGAACGGACTGGAGACCTTGCTCGGATACTACAGGGACCACAACAAGCCAGTTCCCTCGTGCGTCTACTGGCACCAGCAGGCCACTAAACCCATCTCCCTCAAGGCCCTCATCAACGCTGCAGATCTCGTCGGCAAGCTCTCCTACGAAGCCTTGGCCAAGTCTACGGACAGCAACCGAGGCGGGGAGAACAACGCGTTTTGGAAGATCTTGAACTCCTGCGCGAACTTCAAGGACGACCGGACAGGAAAGGAACTCGGCCCCGTAGACGCCTTCCCGCGCAACCGCATCTTCGCCATTGACTCCCTCACCGAGTTGAGCAATGCTGCGTTCAAGATGCAGATCGGCTCGCGCCCAATGGCTTCGCCGGGTGACTACGGCATCGCCCAGTCTAACCTGATGAACTTCCTCCGCCTCTGCACTCAGGGCCTCGAATGCCCCTTCGTCATGACTGCTCACGTAGACAGGGAGACTGACCCAGTCACCCAGTCCACCAAGGTCATGATCAAAGCGATCGGCAAGGCGCTGGCTACCGAGATCCCTACCTTGTTCTCCGACGTGATCTACACAGTTCGGGACGGTGACAAGTTCTTTTGGGACACCGCCGCTTATGGCGTGGACTGCAAGACTCGCTCCCTCGGGTATAAGAGTAAGATTACGCCAGACTTCTCCAGCATCATGGACGTCTGGTTAAAGCGGGGAGGTTAAGCATGAGCCGCAAGTCCTTCACCACCCTCTCCGTCGAGGTCAAGGTCCCTCAGGCTCCTGGCTACTCCCAGAAGCAAACGCTCGAGTGGATCAAGAACTCCATGCAGCAACTTGGCTCCCCGTTTCAGTCCTACGCGAATCAAGTTCAAGTCCGCCTGATCGGGAAGAAGACTACATACCTATAGGAGCCTCTCATGGCAAAAGAAATTATCGGCGATGCCTGTGCCTATATCCCCGGAGTCAACGGAGCTAAAAACCGTTACTTCAAGATCGGCACAGGTATGCGCGACGGAGATCGCATCTCTGTAAAGATCGACACCATCCCTCTCCCCGGCCTTGGCTGGGACGGTTGGGTGAATATCTTTCCGAGGCAAGACCCACTCGGGCCTGTACCTGCGTTTGCAGGACCACCTCCCGCTAGACAACGACGTCCTCCTGGTCCCTCCGGTTTCGACGACCTTGCTGACGACATTCCCTTTTAACCAAGCGTGTTCGGGGCGACGCTAACTGCCCCATTGTTAGTCCTTTAACCTTACCAGGAGTCATTATGACATCAGCATTCAACCCCGAGCAATTCCTTGACGCACAAGTCAACGAAGCGAACGAGAAGCGTCCTCCCCTCCCCACAGAGAATCCGGACAACCCCAACGGGCTCTACATGGCCGTGATCGGAGAGATCAAGACCGACTCAGGCACCATCGGCAAGGGCGACCGTCAGGGCCAACCGTGGATCTCCATGCTTATCCCCCTGCGCATCCAGGTCCCTCCGGCAGTGCAAGGCCTCGGCCTCCCGCCAGAGCTCACGCTCACTGACCGGGCCTTCCTCGACCTGAACGCAAGTGGTGGCCTCGACAACAGCAAGGGTAAAAACCGTCGCCAGAAAGACTACCGCGATGCGACTGGCACCAACGTCGCAGGTGTGCCGTGGTCCTGGCGCCAGCTGCAGGGGAAGATGGTCAGCGTGAAAATCAACCATGAGTTGTATCAGGACCAGATTCAAGAGCGCGTTGGCGCAGTCCTGCCGAGCTAACCACGATGCAGTCGCGCCTCCAGTCCCTCATCGAAGCCTTGGCGAATGTTCTCCTCGGCTACGGCGTCGCTCTGGGGGCGCAACTCCTAATCTTCCCCCTCTTCGGTATCGAGATCCCTTTGTCAAGTAACATTGCCATAGGGATCATTTTCACCCTAGTCTCCCTAGTCCGTTCCTACGCGCTGCGGAGACTGTTTAACTGGCTACACAGTGCGCGGATTATCCGCAAATAACTCGCGCTAACATGGACATCCCTTATGAAACTCATCCACGGAACACCAAGCTCTAAGCATGATCTTTATTTTATTTGGAAAGCGATGTGGTATCGCTGCTATCGTGCAGATAACGCTGGTTACAAAGATTACGGTGCAAGAGGAATTGGTGTATGTGAGCGCTGGAAAAGCTTAGAAAACTTTGCCACTGACATGGGGCCTAGAGGCATTGCCGAAACTCTAGATCGGATAGATAACAACGGAGACTACACTCCTGAAAATTGTCGCTGGACTACAATGGCCGAGCAAATGAAACCTGGCCGCAACCAGCTTCGTTGTACTAATAAGTCAGGGGTCCGTGGAGTGTTTAAGCGCGGTAAAAACTGGGAAGCTTATGTAACAGTCGACTACATGAAAGAAAATTTATACTACGGCCCTTCCTTTGAAGCCGCTGTAGAAGCTCGTAAAACTTGGGAAACTAATCATGCGTAACTACATCAAACTTTCAGCTATCGTTATAGCTCCAGATCGTCAACGAAAAGAATTTAAAGAGGATGAACTTCGCACGCTGGCAGAATCAATCAGAACCAAAGGTCTATTCCACCCGATTATCCTTCGCGTAGTTGGAGACTCCTATGTTCTTGTCGCAGGAGAGCGGCGGCTTCGTGCAGTCCAGGATCTGTGGGATCTCGGTCAAGCCTTTATGTATGACGGGGCTGCCGTCCCTTCAGATTCTATCCCTTATGCAAACATTTCAGACCTCAGCGACCTTGAAATTGAGGAAGCTGAGCTGGAAGAAAATGTCCAGCGTACTCAGTTAACTTGGCAAGAAAGAGCGGCGGCACATGCTAAACTTCATACACTCCGCAGCAAGCAAGCGGAAGCGTTGGGAGCACCTGCGCATACAATTGCTGATACCGCACTTGAAGTTCGGGGCTCTTCCGCAGGTGTCAATCAAGAGAATACAAGAAGAGAAATTATCATTGCAAATCACTTGGATAATCCAGCAGTCAGGGCGGCCAAAACTGCAGAGGAAGCATTTAAGATCCTCCGTAAGGAAGAAGCGCAGGCTAAGTCCAGGGACTTGGGCATCTCGGTTGGGAAGACCTTTAGCGCCTCCATGCACCGAGCGATTAACGAAGACTCCCTGGCTTGGATGCGAAGCGCTCCCGCCGAACAATTTGATTGTATCCTCACCGACCCCCCTTATGGTATGGGAGCGGACGAGTTCGGAGATTCTGGCGGAGTGGCAGCCGGAGCCCACGGATATAAGGACGACGCAGATAACTTCCTCTCTATCATCAAGACCCTTGCCCCCGAGTCCTTCCGCCTAGCCAAAGCGCAGGCTCATATGTACTGCTTCTGCGACATTGATTGGTTCTTCCATCTTCGAGATGAGTTCCGCGCAGCGGGCTGGCAGGTCTTCCGCACCCCCTGGATCTGGTACAAGCGAGCAGGTATGCGCGCTCCCTGGCCGGACAGTGGCCCGCAGCGCAAGTACGAAACGCTCCTCTACGCAGTCAAGGGCAAGTGTCCCGTCCTTCGCATGGGGCCGGATGTGCTCGACTTCGGTCCAGACGCGAACCTCGGCCACGCAGCGCAGAAGCCCGTCGCCTTGTTCCGGGACCTGCTCACCCGGACGTGCTTGCCCGGCAACACAGTCTTCGACCCTTTCATGGGGAGTGGCCCAATCTTCCCCGCTGCACACGGGCTCAAGCTTATCGCCACTGGCATCGAGATGGACCCAGCCAGCTACGGCATCGCAGTCAAGAGAATTCAGGATCTCGAAGCCTCCGCTCAGCTCGAGTTGGCACTGGGGCTGTAACATGAAAATACACGGCGAAGGCCCTATCCCTGCTCGGGTAATGATCGTGGGGGAGTTCCCCTCCGACCACGCCCGAGTCCCGTTCGACGGAGCATCCGGCATGGAATTAAACCGGATGCTCCATGAAGTCGACATCATGCGA